TTTTCGCCCCCTTCGTGGATACCGCCCGCGCCGCCTGGCTCCAATCCGGTTCCCTGGCCGGCATGACCCTGGCGCAACTGCAAGCCCTTTCCGGTTCGCTTACTGTGACCTTCAACGGCACGGCCAAAACCGCGGCATCTATCAACCTTTCCGCGGCGACCAGTTTCAGCAATGCCGCTTCGCTGATTCAAGCCGGCTTCACGACCCCGAACTTTACCGTTACTTGGGACGCCGTGAAGAGCGTATTTATCTTCACTTCCAGCACTACCGGCGCCGCCTCGACCGTCGTGGAAGCGACGGGCACTATCGCCGCCGGGCTCAAGCTGACCAGCGCAACCGGCGCCATTCTGTCCCAAGGTGCCAATGTGGACACGCCGGCAACCTGCATGGACATGGTGAAGAGTAAAACCCAAAATTGGGTCGACTTCATGACCATTTGGGAGCCCGTGACCGCGGACAAAACCGCCTTTGCCGTTTGGACCAACGCGCAAAACAAGCGATACGCCTATATCGTTTGGGACACGGACGCGCAAGCCATCGTCAACGGCTCGACTACGAACTTCGGCTACCTGGCGAAAACCGCGGCTTACGACGGCGTCGTGCCGGTCTACAACACCAAGGAACTTGCGGCCTTCGTGCTGGGTTCCGTGGCGTCCATCGACTTTAGCCGCACCAATGGCCGCATTACGGCCGCCTTCAAGTCCCAACCGGGCTTTACGGCTACCGTCACCGACCAGCAAATTGCCGCCAACCTCCTGGCGAACGGCTATAGCTTCTATGGTGCCTACGCGACGGCCAATGACAATTTCAACTTCCTGTATAACGGCCAAATGACCGGCAAATGGAAGTGGCTGGACACCTTCGTCGACCAAGTCTATTTGAATAGCCAATTCCAATTGGCGCTCATGTCCCTGCTGACCAGCGTTAAGTCGATTCCGTACAACGAATCGGGCTATTCGCTGATTCGTGCGGCCATGATCGACCCCATTACCGCGGGCCTCAACTTTGGCAGCATCCGCACCGGCATTACCCTGTCCGCCTCGCAAAAGGCACAGGTGAACCAAGCCGCCGGCCTGGACGTTTCGACCATCATCGAGCAGCAGGGCTATTACCTGCAAATCCTTGACCCGGGCGCCCAAGTTCGCGGCAACCGCGGCACGCCGGTTATCAACTTTTGGTACACCGACGGCGGCGCGGTCCAAAAGATCAACGTCGCTTCCATCGACATCATGTAAGGGGGCCGCAACATGGACACCACTATTACCAGCGCGAACAGCGTTTTTACCATCGTCATTGCCGGCCTGTTCCCGGCGCCTGTGCAGCTTCAAGGCTACGCCAGCGACAAGGCTTTCACTACGGAAGCCCTTGACCTGGCCGAAGTCCAAATGGGCGTCGACGGCCGCATGACGGCGGGCTTTGTCCCCAACCCGACGAAGCAAACCATTACGCTGCAAGCGGACAGCCCGAGCAAGGACATTTTTACCGCACTGATTCAGGCCACGAAGACGGCGCGGGAAGTGTTCTACATTTCGGGCACCATCGCCCTGCCGTCGACCGGCGAGTCTTTCACGCTTACCCGGGGCATTCTGACGAATGCGAAGCAAATCCCGGACGCGCAAAAGGTCTTGCAGCCGGTCGACTATGTCATCACCTGGGAAAGCGTGAACCGCTCCCTGCTGTAACCGTTTGCCCCGGACCAGCGGCCCCGGCCGTTGAAAGCGTAGCCCTCTCCCTGCGCGAATGGTCCGGGGCTCCCAATTGGAGAGGGGTAACGATTCGGAGAGGAATCAATCATGGCACGCGCAACAGCGAATTACACCGTTACCGACGAGGGCCGCGATAATGGCAAGGTCTTCGTTATTACCGAAATGCCCGCCAGCAAGGCGGAATCCTGGGCAATGCGGGCGCTTCTGGCCCTCATGGCTGGCGGCGTGGAAGTGCCCGACGGCTTTGAGCGCATGGGCATGGCTGGCATGGCCGAAGTCGGCATAAGGGAGCTTACCGGGCTCAAGTGGGAAGTTGCGGAACCGCTGCTTGCCGAAATGTGGGAATGCGTGCAAATCATGCCGGATCCCAGCAAGCCGCACGTCGTCCGCGCCCTGATCGAACAAGACATTGAAGAGGTCGCGACCCGGCTCAAGCTCCGCGGCGAAGTGTGGAAGCTGCATACGGGTTTTTTGAAGGCCGTCGCCCCCTCAATCTCCGGCGGCTCCCTGGCGGCGGCCAGCAAAAAGGGTTCGCGGAATATGAAAACGTCCCCGCAGTAATCGGGACGCTTTTAGCAAAGCGAATGGCGACGCTGCATGAACTGGATACGGTTTATGGCACAAAGGACGTTTACGATATGCTAGAGGTCATTACCGTAGACGATTACAATAACGCATTGGCGAACAAGCAGGATTGACCACATGGCGACCATTATTGACAGCTTGCTAGTAAAACTCGGGCTTGATTCGTCCGAGTTTGCCGCGGGCAAAAATAAGGTCGACAAGGGCCTGAAAGAAACCGGCAACGAAGCAGAGAAAGCCGGCGCCAAGCTCAAGAAAACCGGCAAGGACGGCGCCGAAGGATTCAACGAGGTCGCCAAGAGCGCGACCAAGTTCCTGGCAATCATCGGCGGCACCGTGGCAATTAAGCGGTTCGTTTCCGACATGATTGAGTCGAACGCCGCCCTTGACCGATTTTCACAGAACCTAAACCGGAGCGTTTCCGATATTTCCGCATGGTTCAATGCGGCCGAACTTGCCGGCGGCAGCGCCGAAGGCTTGCAAGGCACCATGGATATGTTGAGCAAGTCGCAAACGGAATTGCAGCTTACCGGGCAATCCTCGCTTATCCCCTATTTCTCCGCGCTTGGCGTGTCCCTGGCGGACGCCCAAGGCAAAGCCCGGCCGGTCAACGACCTGCTGTTGGAACTGGCCGACCGCTTTAGTAAGATGGACCGGACCACGGCCAACAACATGGGCCGCATGATGGGTATTGACCAAGGCACCATGCAACTTTTGCTTAAGGGGCGGTCGGAAGTTGAATTGATGATTGCCCGGCAAAAGGAGTACGGGGCCGTAACCAAGCAGCAAGCCGAAGAGGCCAGCCGCTTGCGTAACGCCATGGTTTCCAGCCGGCAAAGCTTTGAAGCGTTCGGCCGCGAATTGCTGTCGGCCGCTACTCCGGCGCTGGAAAAAATGTTTGCCATTTTCGCGGACTTCGGCGCCTGGATTCGGGAAAATAAGGAATTCGTGCAAACGTTCCTTACCATCATTGCCGTCGGCCTGGCGGGCATCGCCGCGGCTACGATTCCCATTAACCTGACTGTGGTCGCCGTGCTGGCACTGGCCGCCGCAATCGCCGCCCTGTGGCAAGATTACCAAACGTGGAAACGCGGGGGCGATAGCTTCATTGATTGGGGCAAATGGGAACCCGGATTTAAGGCCGCCGGCCAGGCAATCAAATGGCTTAAGGACTTGTTGGGCGACATGGTGTACCGTGCAATTGCCGCGGCCGACGTGCTGTCCGCCGTGTTTGAACGCGATTGGAAGCGGGCCAAGTTCGCCGCCGGGGAATTCTTGAGCGGCAACGGCAAGAAGTATGGCGCCGAAGAAGCCCCAGCACCCCCGGGCGCCCCCGGTTCCCCGGCTCCGGCCGCCGCCCCCTCCGGTACTGTCAATTCCACCGGCAAGAGCCCGGCCGGCGGCGCCAAGGAAGAGCAAGCCGCAATGGCCTATTTTCAGGCCCAAGGCTGGTCGCGGGAGCAGGCTGCAGGCTTGGCCGCCAACATCAAGCGGGAAAGCGCCTTTAGGGCGGACGCCGTGGGCGACAACGGCAAGGCGTATGGCATCGGCCAATGGCACCCCGACCGGCAAGCCGTCTTCCAAAAGGTCTTTGGCAAACCGATTCAAGGGTCGTCAATTGAAGAGCAAATGGCCTTCATGCAATATGAATTGACCCAAGGTAACGAACGCAAAGCCGGAAACTTGCTTAAAGGTGCGACGCGGGCGGACGAAGCCGCGGCCATCGTGTCCAAGCACTACGAACGCCCGGCCAAGCGGGAGGGTGAAGCGGCCAAGCGGGGACAAATGGCCCTTGCAATGCTCGGGGGCGTGCCTGGCGCCTCTCAGGCGGCCGTCGGGGCTGGTGCGATGCAGGTTGCCCAAGCAAACGCCGCCGCGGCCCCTGGCGCCACGTCCAAGAGCGTTGAAACCCACATTGGGGAGGTCAAGGTATACACGGCCGCCACGGACGCCAACGGCATTGCCAAGGATATGGGCAAGTCCCTGGATTACCTCTTTACCTCTCAAGCAAATTACGGGTTGACCTGATATGGCGCTTATCCCTTTCCCCAACGTACCGAAGTTGCCAGGCGTGCCGGCGCTTCCCCGGTCGCCAAACTTCCCGCCGTTGCTAAAGGCCGGCTTGGGGTTGGTACAGGGGATGCTATGGCGCATTTTCCAAGTGCAAACCCGCTGGGGCATTTGGGACAGCAAGGGCAAGCCGCTTGGCGACCCGTCCAAGTTCACCGGGCTGATTGGCAACGCCCTGGAAGCCGCCGGCCTGGGCTCTACGTTGTCGACCGGGTCCGTGGATTACTCCAAGGAAACCCGCGTAAGCGACTTCCCGATTGAGGGCGGGGCGTTCGCCAGCTACAACAAGGTCGAAACGGCGGCGTCGCCGCAAGTGGTCCTTTGCATGCAAGGGAGCGAAAAGAACCGCCGCACCTTTTTGGAAGCCATCGACAAGGCTTGCAAGTCGACGGACCTGTACAGCGTAGTAACCCCGGAAGTGACCTATATCAACTACACGGTCGAACGGTACAACTATGCCCGCCACAATTCCAAGGGTGCGACCTTGCTGATTGTGGAAATTACCCTTAAGGAAGTCCGCCAGGTATCGGCCCAATA